CCCGCCAGCAAGCCGCAGCCGGTTTTCCAGCTCACGGGTGAACCCGCGAAGCGGCGCCTCCGGCGCCCTTGACCTGGAAAACCGGATACGGCCCCCTCTCGGCAAGCGATAAATGGTAGGAAAGGGCACAAGATGTGCCCCGCCCTTCACCACCGGAACTTCATTTTTCCCGGACAAGCCCCGGCGAAAGCCGGGCGCAGATCCGGGACCCGCTGCTCGAACGCCTCGCGAGCCATCCACGAGGATCGATCCCGATCAGCCCAACCGCGCTTCCGGCAACCATGCTGCGATTGAGCCGTTCTGACCCGAAACCGTCCGGCCGTCGCTTCGCACCCGGTGCGACTAAGCCAAAACAGCACGCGCTCTCAGCCCGGGCCCGAAAACCCGCATTTTCCCCTCACTCCGGCGCCCAGGGTTCTTTGTGAGCGCGGCTTGCGCCGCGCGCCCCTCACCCTGCCCTCTCCCCGGTTGGGGAGAGGAGGAGTCTGTCGCAAAGACCTGGCACTTCCTCTGCCAGCCCTTGAGCCACGCTCATCACCAAAATCAACGACCGCCCTGACACACCCAGTTCTCAACCCAACAAAACACGCATCCGCCAGCCATCTCGCCCGGCTACACGCTCCACTCACCAACACACCCACCACTACCACAACGAGAACAAACAGGCAACATCTCTCACAGCCGCAACTCCACCAGCGGCACACTCGGCACCGCACCCGCGCCGATCGCATCCAGGCCGATCTCCAGCCGGTCGGTGTCAAACCGCACCGGGCAATCAAAGGCGAAGCCTGCCGTCACCACAGCCCCCTCGCCCGGCGCTTCATCCAGCGTCACCACACCGGTGGTGACATCCACCGCGAACCCCGCGGCGACGCCATCAACCGCGACCAGGACCGAGCCGGCCACCGGTTTGTGGATCGTGCGCACCCAGTCGGCCGCGCCGCTGGCATGGTGTTTCACCAGCTGGAAATCCCGCCGCTCGCCATCGCCGGTGCCCAGCACCTGGTCGGTCGCGGCCGGCGCCTGCGAGGGCGTACAGGATCGGTTGTCCAGCGGGTCGCGGAAGCGGAAACCGACCAGCGGTCCGCGCCGCGCCTCGAAGAAGGCGATCAGCGCGTGGACATCATCCAGGCTCTGCACGCCCGGCCCGGCATCCCAGGCCCGCCGGCTGTCGGCCCAGGGCGTGTTGCGCTGCTCGCGCCCGGAGGCCAGCGTCACAATCCGCGTCTGGCGCTGCGGTCCGCCTGTTGCCCCCAGCGCCACCGCAAAGGGAAAGCGCACTTCGTCAAAAGCCGCAATCATCCGATCCGCCTCCCGCGTTGTACCGCCCGCGCCAGTGCCCGGGCCAGCCGGGCCTGCGAGACCGGCGGTGACGCTTCGCCGGACGCGCCACCGGCCAGGGTCAGATTGACCGTCACCGCGCCCGCACCGGCCCCGGCCGGCTCGATCCGTCCGGCCTGCGACGGCACGAACATCTCCGGCCCCTGCTCGCCCACCAGATAGCGTCCGCCCGGCGTCACCGGACCGCCCGCCGCGCGGGCGCCAAAGAAGTCCAGCTCACCCAGGCTGCGCGCAATCAGGCCTTCCAGAGGCCGGGCGATGACCTGTTCGGCTGTCAGCCGCGCCAGATCGCGCAGGATCGCCTCGGTCATGCGGGCGAAACTCACCTCGCCGCCGCGGGCAGCGCGCTCCAGCGCCTGTTCCACTGCCGCGCCCGAGCGTTCGAACACCGCCTCGATGGCCTCGGCGGCGCGCCGGGCGGGTCCGTCGGCGAGTTGTTCCAGCGCCTCGCCGGCGCGCTCCGTTGTCTCATCCATGCCGTGCCTCCGTGTCCAGTGTCTCGATCTCATCCAGCAGCATCATCAGCTCGCGGCGCGTCATCGCCGACCGATCCGGCGCCGTCAGGGCCAGCCATTCCGCCAGGCTCAGCCGCCAGAAATCCTGCGGCGTCAGGCCGGCGCCGGCGGCGGTCCGGATCATGCCGCCCCAGTTCATGCGTGTCTGGCTCATCCCCTTGGCTCCCCGAAACAGGCCGTCACCGCGGCCGCCACCGCGTCCAGATCCAGCCGGGCCGCCGCCAGCACCTCTGCTTCCACCGGATTGCCGCCCCCGCGCAACAGCGCCCCCAGCACCCGCAAGAGCTTGCGCGCATCCAGGCGCCCGGCCTCCGCCCCGATCGCCTCGATCTCGGCCAGCGCGCCCAACGTCAGGCACAGCACATGGCGCTGCCCCGCGATCTCCAGCACCTGTTCGCCGCGGACCGGATTGACCATCACGCCGCCTCGAAGACGAGCGCGCCGGCCGAGGCCAGGCTCATCGACCATGTCGCCTCGCCATCATGCCGGCCGGCATAATCCAGCGCCGCCACCAGGAAGGGCCCGGTGAGGGTGCCGAAAGCCGGGATCACCAGCTGCCAGACCGAAGCGGCCTGGTCGAAAAAGGCCTGGCGCACCTGCGCATCGGCCGCTGCATCCACGAACACGCCCGCGCCGGAGACGGTGCAGGTCTTCACCCCGGCCCCGGCCAATAGCTCGCGCCAGCCCGCCGCGCTGTCGGCGTGGGTCACATCGACCGTGCGGGCATTGAGCGAGATCGTCTTCATCCGCAGGCCTGCTGCCGCCGTGAAGACGGGCGGATCGCCGCCATCCCCGATGCGCACCAGCATGTCGCGTCCGGCTTGAGCACTCATGGTGTTTCTCCTTTGGTTTCAGGCGCCATCACCGCGCGCAGTCTCAGCACGGCGCGGCGGATGCGCGGTTCACGCGTGTCAAAGGCCTCGGCCAGGACCGGGGCGAAATGGATCAGCCGCCAGCCGCCGGTCAGCGTCATCGCAGCGCCCGCCAGCACAGCGCGCACCTCGCCCAGCCGCGCGGCGGCGTCGTCATCGCGCAAGTGCAGTTCCAGGCTGAGCCGGTGTTCGATCAAACGGGCCTCGTCGGTCCCGCGCTCACGGCTTTCCGCCCGGCCCCAGCGAAAGAAGGGATAGGCCGCCCGCCCGGCATGCTGGCGGCCAAAGCGCGGCGGCGAGCCGAAACGCGTCGTCACCGTCATCGCCCCGTCCAGCGCCGCCAGGATCGCGGCCTTCAGCGCCGCTTCCGGCGCGCTCACAGCGTCAGCCTCCGATAGGGCGCCAACAGGCTCTGCGCCACCGGCGGCAGACCGGTGTCCGGTCCGCCCTCGGCCAGCACCTGAACGATCTGCAGCACCGCTTCGCGCAGTGCCGCCGGCACCGCGTCCGCCGTCTCGCCATGCCCGCAACGAAAGCGGATCTCGATCCCGCCCGCCGGTCGCAAGGGCTGCGGCCAGGCCTCACCCGGCTTCAGCACGATGCGGCCCGGATCGGCCAGCGTGTCGATAAAAAACGCCGCCGGATCGATCTCCGACGGCGTGTCATCCGCATCAAAAAGCGTCACCGTCTCCAGCGCGATCAAGGGCGGTTTCAACAGCCGGAACTGTGTGCCGAACGCGCCCAACCGCCCATCCCCGCCCCAGCCATCGCGCCGTTCCAGCCAGACCTGGGAGAGAAGCGCCCGCCCGGTTTCCCGCTCGACACAGGCCCGCGCCGTTTCTATCCAGTGAGAGATCGCCGCATCATCGGCCTCGCCCGTGACCCGCAGCCGGGCCTTCGCCTCGGCCAGCGTCACAGGCTCCACCGCCGGCGGCGTGAGGAGGGTAAGGGACATGGATCTTGTCTCCAAAGGGTTTTCTGCCCCCGCTTGCGGGGGAAGTGGCCGCCCCGGCCCAAGGCCGGGACGGTCGAAGGGGGGCCGCCGCAGGCGGCCTGTCCGCGCCAAGCGCCGCCATTCCGCGGCCTGCGGCCGCGGCCCCGCCTCCGCTTCGCGGTGTCCTCCCCAACTGCGTTGGGGCGGAAATCAGCTCTCCCCGAACTTCAACAGCTTGATCGCCTCGAAGTCCTGCACCCCGCCGCCGACACGCTTGGTGGTGTAGAACAGCACATAGGGCTTGGCCGAATAGGGATCGCGCAGCACGTCGACGCCCTGGCGGTCGAGGATCAGATAGCCCTTCTCGAAATCGCCGAAGGCAATCGAGAAACTGTTCGCGCCGATATCCGGCATGTCCTCGGCCTCGGTCACCGGATAGCCCAGAAGGGTCGAACTGCCCGCCTGTGACAGGGAGGGCTGCCAGAGATAATTCCCGTCCGCATCCTTGAAGCGCCGCACCGCCGAGACCGTCTGCCGGTTCATCACGAACCGTCCCTTGGCGCGATAGCCGGTCTTGGGCGCGTAAATGAGATCGATCAGCGCATCGGCGGGCTCGGCCGCGTCAAAGGCGCCGGACGTGCCGGTCGCCACATAGCCCAGCTCGCCCCAGCTCTGCAGGCCCTCGGCCGCCACCGCATAGTCCAGGAAGCCGCGCGGCTTGCCATTGCCGTCACCGGTGACGAAAGCCGTGCTTTCCTGCACCGCAAACACGTCGCGCACTTCCTCGGCCAGCCAGTCATCGACATCGATCATCGCATCATCCAGCAATTGCTGGGTCGCGGCCGGCATGGCGTAAAGCTCGGCCATCGGAAACTCGATGAGATCCAGGCTCGGCGTCTCCGTCTCCGGACGCGCTGCCGTCTCGCTCACCCAGCCCGACGTCGCCCCGCCCAGCGAGACCGGCTTGCGGAAACGCGCCGCCGTGGTGCGCCGCACCTGGGCGATCGAGCGGATCGGTGAGGCCTCGGTCAAGAGCCGGTCGATGCGCCGCTCGGTGCGTTCCGGCACTACATAGCCGCCATCCCCGTCCACGCCCGCGCTGGCCGACTTGCCCTCATTGAGGCCCGCGGCATCGCCGCGCCGCATGTAGGCTGCCCAGCCCGGATCCGCCGGCGTGTCGCCGCGCGCCAGGGCCGGCCGCGCCTGTTCGGACAACAGCCGGTCCAGCGCCGATTTCTGCTGGGTCAGGTCCCGGTCGATCCGGCCCAGCTTCTCCTCCAGCAACACATCGCCGGCCGCCTTGGCATCGAGCTCAGCCAGGCGTTCGTCATTCGCCGCCTTGAAGGCCTCGAACACCGTCATCACCTCGCCCAGCGCCGCCCGCGTCTCGGCCGAGACCGGGTTCATCTTGGTTTCCTTGCTCATGGATTTCCCTTGCTTGCTTGAAAGCGTTCAGAAAGGTTCAGGCCGCCACCGCCGCGGCGTCCACCAGCCGCAGGCGCGCCTGCGGCAGCATCGGGAAGGTCACGATCGACACTTCCCAAAGATCAATGTCCAGAAGGTCCCGCCCCTTCGGCGTGCGGGTCCGGGCGCTGCGGGTGCGAAACCCGATCGACAGCCCGTTCACCGCCCCGCGCCGCACCAGGCCGGCCACGGTGCGTCCGCGCGGTCCCGTCGCCAGGATCTCGCCCTCGACATAGAGCCCGCGCCGGTCCTCGCGCAGCGTCGTCCACACGCCCACCGGTTCGACCGGATCATGCTGGAACAGCATCGGCACCATCCCGCCCGCCGCCAGCGAGCGCGCAAACGCCCCGCGATGCACCACATCCCCGGACAGGTCCGCCAGCGCAAACAGCGACGCATGCCCCGCAATGCGAAGGTTCAAAGGCATCACCGCCTCCCCTTGTTGTGTTGGAGTGCGTGGCCGCCTTTCCTCCCCATGCAATGGGGAGGGGGACCAAGAAGTGGTGGAGGGGCCGCCGGGCAAAGCCCGGCGGAATGTCCGCGCCACCCTCAGACCGTCATGGCCCGGCTTGTCCGGGCCACCTCAGCTGACCCGCCAACAGGATGGTCGAGGTCCCCCGGACAAGCCGGGGGATGACGGCGCGTGAATGTTGTGAGGAAGCCCCTTCACCCCTCCATCCGCCGCTCGATCCGCACCAGCGTCTCGCGCGCCAGGCGCATCTCCGCTTCCAGCCCGGCCAGCCGTTCGGCCAGCTCGCCCTGGCGTCCGGTCTCGCCCTCGATCCGGTCCAGCCTTTCCGCCACCCGGCCCGACCAGATCAGCGCCCCGGAGGTCTGCAGCCCGATCGCCAGCAATACCCCCAGCGTCACCTGTCGCTGCAGCGTCCAGCCGCCCGTCTTCATCTCGCTCATCCATCCCCCCGCGGCACGCCGGCCTCATCGGTCTCGATCCCCAGCCGGCCGCCGAACCAGGGCGCCAGCCACACTTCCAGCGCCCGCGCCGTCTTGCGCGCCAGCGGCAGAACGCTCTGCCGCCAGAAGGCCAGATTGGCCTCGCGATAATTGGAATAGGTATTGTCCCCGGGCAGACCCAGCAGCAGCGGCGGCACGCCGAAAGCCAGCGCGATCTCCCGCGCTGCCTCGCGCCGCGCCTCGATGAAATCCATCTCCGCCGGGCTCAGCGCCATCGGCTTCCAGTCCAGCCCGCCTTCCAGCAGCAGCGGCCGGCCGGCATTGCCCGGCCCGGTATGGGCGCCGGTCAGCTCGTCCTTCAGCCGGTCGAACTGCTCCTCGGTCAGATGCCCGTCCGCACCATTGAAGACCAGCGCCCCGGACGGCCGCGCCGCATTGGCCACCAGGCCGCGCGCCCAGTCCGCCGACAGCGTGTGCAGGTCCAGCGCCCGTCCCGCCGGTTCCAGCGGGGACAGGCCATAGTGATCATCGCCGGGATGAAACAGCTTCAGGTGAAACACCGGAGACCGCCCGCTCACCCGGTCGCGTTCAAACACCCGCTTGTTCGCACCGGTGGCGTATTCCCAGCCCGCCGGCCAGCCGGTCCGGTCGGCGATCACCCGCATCCGGTCCGGCCGCAACAGGAAGAGCTCGCGCGGCACGCCGTCCAGGTTCGCCATCTCCAGATAGGCATTGCCCGCCAGCTGCAGATAGCCATAGACCCGCTCCCACATCTCCGCCCCGGACGTGTCCGGATTGGGCCGGTCCAGCAGCGCCTGCGCCGCCCGGTCGGAAGCCTGGAAGGGCACGCTCGCCGCCGCTTCCGCAATCAGCCGCACGCAGCGATTGGCAATCGCATTGCGCGCATAGCCCGCCTCCATCTGCACCGGCAAGGCCCGCGGCGCCCACCCCGACACCCCCGCCGCAGCCACCGAAACCAGCCGCCCCATAG